CTATTTAACATAACCTTAATTATATGCAAATTAGGGTTATTCTCTGTTGTTATACTAAATTACTAGAGAAAATAATTCCAGATTACTAAAATTCGTAAGACTCTAGGGGCGACTAGGGGCGAATACTATTATCAATCATTAACAAGAAAGGAGGCTAATGAAAAATATACATTTAACTCAACAAGCGTGTAATAAATTACGTTTTATGGCTACGACTCTTTTACCAATCAATTAAGTAACCAAGGAGTACTATGAGAATCAATTTTATTCTTTGTCAGCTTTTCATTGAAAAATGGGAAAGTTGGAGTAAACTTAAATTTAGCCGTGAGAATGGAGAAATCATTTTAGACATCGCATATTGGCGTGTTTATCTGCGATAATTTCCACGGTTGATTAGGTGTGAATTTAGGTTATTTACCGTACCGAAACACTAAACAAATAACCAAGAGAGTGTCTGTCTTCTCTCTTCAATCAAAAGACATTTAGGAGTACAAATGAGCGGACTTAAAATGTTATCAGCGATACAGAAATTTCGAAAGTATGACGCTGACATACAAAGTCAAACAATCGCAATTTTTCTTTATGTTGCAATACATAGTCAGGGAAAATTTGCTGATACGGGAGTACCAATGACAGCTATTGCAGATGACTTAGACATGGCTCAGTCAAGTGTAAGTCGTAACGTTTCAATACTTGCAAAGTGGAAGTGGAATAGAAGCGAAGGGTTAAATTTTGTGGAAACAAGAGAAGACCCTATGGAACGTAGAAGAAAATTAGTTAGTCTAACAAATCGTGGGAAACGTCTTTATGATTCTGTTAACAACTAATCAACCTTATAGCTTTAAGGTATGGAAAGGAGGTATATACATGAAGAAAGCTAATCCAAAAGAACTTCGGCAAGTTTTTAATAGAGTCTGCAAAATGCGATGGGACGAAGGCAAAGATGAGAGTGTCATCGGCCGTGGACTTAAAGTTATTGAATACTTTAAAGAAGATACTTTTATAAATGACATTGATGAAAATGATATAGACGGTCTGGTTGAACATTTAAGAAATAGAAATCTTAAAAATGGTTCGATTAATAGATACTTGTCTGCTTTATCTACGATGTTAACATTCTGTCAGCAACGATGGAGTGTTTACAAATTAGAACGAAAGCCATTTATCACCTGGTTAAAAGAACCTAGTCATGAGTTAAGGTACTTGTCGGATAAAGAACAGCAAACTTTAATTAGTTTGTTTACGGAATGGGGTATGGATGATGAGCGAGATTTTTTTCTATTGTTAATGGATATAGGATGTCGTTTGTCTGAACTACAACGGTTAAAAGTTAGTCAAGTGTTTGGTGATAGAGTCACTTTATACGACACTAAGAATAATGAACCGAGAGGCGTACCCTTGACTGCTAGAGCGCAGAAAATTATAAAACGTTTTTGTTTAGATAAAAGACCTGAACAAAAATTGTTTAGTGATTTTCCAAAATGGAGACCAAACTCTGCGTGGCGTAAGCTACGTAAAGCAATGGGCCTACAAGGCGATGCACGTTTTACAATACATGCTTGTCGTAGAACATTGATTTCCAATTTGATTAACAATGGTGTTCCAGAAAAGTTTACTCAAGAATGGGTGGGCCACAGTGACCCACGTATGATTGGTAAGTACGCTAGAATTTTAAGTGTGAACTTAAAAAACTACGTAAATGTTCTTGAACCCACTACTGGGATTGAAGCAACGGACGAAGACAAACCGTTGTTAAAAACCTCTTAGCGGGTTAAAATAAAGTTGGATTAGCGTTGTAAGTTGTAGTAAACCATCGGAATGATATCTATGCGCTCTTAGCTCAGTTGGATAGAGCATCGGTTTTCTAAACCCTAGGTATCTAAAGCCCACCATCGGACTGTTTCGATTACTATTAAGGTATACCAACACAACAACGCTATCCAACACACATAAAAATTTTTAAGTTCACCAACCCACTAAAGAGATGATTGGTACCCCTATTAGAACCAAGGGGCTAAATGTCTACCTAACTAACTAAAGGAAATACACTATGGATAATACAAAAGGAATTACTTTACCGTTCTCTATTCTCAAAGAACAACTAGACCTGGAGAAGGATATGAGAGACCGAGGAATAAACAGGTTTAGAAAAAGGTTATTAGAACACAAGCAGAGAGGTGAGGAGTCTTTTACTAATTATGGTAAGACTCTCTTATCAAACTCAATCAGACCCTTCTCAGAAGGTATAAAGGCCTATTGTGAGGAAGGTCACAAAATCCCAGGAGTTCAACCAATATCTAGAAAACTACTATCTTTATTAGAACCAGACACAATGGCTTTGATAGCTTCAAAGTCTATTATTAACTGTATTACTATTTCTAGAAGACTAACAAGTGCTGCTATAAATGTAGCAAGTAAAGTGGAAGATGAAATATCTCTTAGGGTATTTGAAGAAAGTAAACCTGAACACTATGGAGTTGTTAAAGCTGATTTAGAAGGTCGTTCAGCGGGCTACCAATACAAGAGACGTAAATTAAGAGAATCAGCACAAAAAAATAACATTGAGTGGGCACAGTGGACAAGAAGCGAAAAAGTTCATGTAGGTTACAAACTTATAGAATTAATGTGTGTTCATACTGGACTTTGCGACATTCAAACTGTGTTTATTAAAAAACGTAGAGAAAAGAAATTAATACCAACAGCAAAAACTTTAGAATGGATTAATAGTAGAAATGATTTTCTAGAAGTTCTTGCTCCAGAATATTTTCCAACTATCGTTGCGCCAAGACGTTGGGAGGAAGGTAGTACAAAAGGTGGTGGTTATTACTCAAGACATATCAAACCATTAACCTTAGTTAAATATCGTAATAGAAAAAACTTAGCTGATTTAGAAAATGTAAAAATGCCTTTAGTTTATAAAGCTGTAAATGCACAACAAGATACACCTTATAAAATAAATTTATTTATCTTGAATGTTTTAGATAAAGCCTGGGAGAAAAATATTGCTCTTGGTGGTTTACCTTTAGCTGAACTTATGGACTTACCAAGTAAGCCCCATGATATTGAGACTAATAAAATAGCAAGACAGCTATTTAGAATAGAGTCTGTAAAAATACATACTGATAATGCTAGACAGAAATCAAAAAGATTATTGTTTGCAAAAGTTAGATGGATGGCACACATGATTAAAGAAAAAATATTTTATCATGCACATACTTTAGATTTTAGGTCTAGATGTTATCAAGTTACAAATTATCTAAACATACAAGGTGTTGACTTTGCAAAAGCATTACATCTTTTAGGTACAGGTAAAAAAATCACCAAAGAGAATAGAGGTGATTATTGGTTAGCTGTTACTGGTGCTGCATTGTTTGGTGTGGATAAAGTTACAAGAGAAGAGCAAGTTAAATGGGTTGATGATAACTTAGAAATGTTTCAAAAAATACAGGCTGACCCTTTTACAAATAGGGAGTGGGAGAATGCAGACAAACCTTTTCAATTTCTTGCATGGGCCAATGAGTGGGCTTCATTTAAAGCTGTAGGCTACGGTTATCTTAGTACTTTTATCTGTAACCAGGATGGAAGTTGTAACGGGATACAACACTATAGTGGGATTTTAAAAAATACCAAAACAGCTAGAGCGGTTAACTTAGGTAAATCTGAAAAACCAGAAGATGTTTACACCGTGGTTAAAGACGCTGTCATTGCTAATTTAAAAATAATGACGGAAGACCCTTATGCAAAACTTTGGTTACAGTTTGGAGTAAAACGTACAACTGTAAAAAGAGCAATCATGACTAGTCCTTACGGTTCGACTAGATATTCTTGTAGTGATTTTGTTGATGAGGATTTAGTTAAAAGAAAAGACCAGGGGGACGAACATCCATTTGGTAGCTCATCATTTCAGGCTTGCACTTTTTTATCAGGTGTTATCTGGGATAGTATGGGTGAAGTTTTATCATCTGCTAGATTAGGTATGGCGTTTTTACAAAACTGTGCAAAAGTTTTAGCTAAAGCGGGACACAGAATACGTTGGATAAATCCAGTTGGCTTTCCAGTCATTCAAGATTATCCAGAGTTTAAATCTATGAGAGTTAAAACTAGAATGTTTGGTGAAATAATAAAACCAAGAATAAATGTTGAAACAGAGAAATACTCTGTGATTAAAGCCTCTAACGGGCTGCCACCGAATTTTATCCACTCACAAGATTCGGCACATATGATGATGGTTGTATGCAAGGCTTACGACAAAGGCATTTCTCATTTTTGTAATGTTCATGACTCTTTTGGAACATTAGCTGCGGACTCACAAGTTCTTGCAGATACAATCAGAGAAACATTTGTAGAGTTGTATAATGATACATGTCCACTAGAGGATTTTAAATTATCTATACAACCCTCACTTACAGAAGAGCAACGTAAAAAATTACCAACTGTTCCAGAAAAAGGTGACTTCAATATACATGAGGTTTTACAGTCTGAGTTCTTTTTTGCGTAAATCAACCCACTAAAGAGGTAATTAGTACCCCTATTAGAACCAAAGGAATAAATATGGATGACTTTGCGTATCTTCCAATAGATGAAATTGTAAAATTACAATCTAAAGGAATAATAACAAGTGACAATAATGTAAATAACAATGAGGAAAATAATGGCGAACAGCTATACAAAGATAGTGACTCCGGTTGGAGTTGCTCAATTTCCCTGGTTAACAACTGCTGATACTAAATTCGGTGACCCAGGTGACTATAAAGTAAATCTAGTCATAAAAAAAGAAGACTGCGGAGCAATAATACATATTATTGACGAAGTGGTTAAAGAAAGTCTTACTCTTGCAAAAGAGAAGTCTAAAAATAAAACAATCAAACAAGCTAACTTACCTTACAACGATGAGTTAGACGATGAGGGTAACCCTACTGGCAATGTTATATTTAAGTTTAAATGTAAATCAGTAATCACTATGAAAACTGGTGAAACTTTTGAAAACAAACCCGCAATTTTTGATGCTAAAGGCGTTCCATTGAGAGATGTAAATGTTTGGGGTGGTTCAGAATTAAAAGTTAGTTCAGAATTAATTCCGTATTACACTTCAATGGTAGGTGCGGGTGTATCAATGAGACTTAAAGGCGTTCAAGTAATAAAACTAGTAGAAGGTGGAAGTGATTCGACTGGACATGGTTTCAAGAAAGAAGACGGTTATACAGTTTCGGAAAACCAGGAGTTTGACAATGAGACCCAACCAGTGGTGGCCCAAGAAGACGACTTCTAGATATCGGTCTGGCCTTGAAGAACAAATAGCAAGGCAACTAACATATTCAAAAATACCTTTTGAGTATGAAACCAAAGTAATAAAATATATCAAACCAGAAAAGTCACACAGGTATACTCCTGATTTTGTTTTAACAAAAAAAGATGGTAGCCTTATGTACATTGAAGGTAAGGGTAGATTTTTAACGGCTGATAAGCAAAAACATATTTTAGTTAAGAACCTTTATCCAGAACTGGATTTAAGATTTGTCTTTTCTAATTCACAAACTCGCATATCCAAACTGTCAAATACGACATACGCTATGTGGTGTCAGAAACATGAGTTTCAATATTCTGATAAATTCATACCAAAAAGTTGGATAGCCGAGTTATAATAGTGTATACAATCGATTGGCGATTTTCATAGGTCGCCTTTTCTGGGGCCCTTAGATTAATTTCTAGGGGCCTTTTTGTTTTTAAGCCTCAAATTTAAAAGGAATACCAATATGGAAAATAGCGAATTTTCATATCACGCTCCTTGTACTCAATGTGAAAGCAAAAATAACGTTGCCGTTTATTCGGACGGACACGGTCATTGTTTTGGCTGTGGTTATTATTATTCAACATATGAAAAACAGGAAGCGGATATGGATAACACAAATAAAGATTTAATTAAGGGTGAATGTAAACCTTTATTAAAAAGAAAAATAAATACAGAAACAGTAAATAAGTTTAATTACCAAACTGGGAAACATAACGGTAAATCAGTTCAGATTGCAAACTACTACGACAAAGATAATAAATTAGTTGCACAGAAATTACGTTATCCCGACAAGTCCTTTCAATGGATTGGAGATAGTAAGAAAGCCGTATTGTTTGGACAAAACTTATGGCGTAACGGTGGAAAAACTTGCTGCGTTTTAGAAGGTGAAATTGATTGTATGTCTCTTTCAGCTATTCAAAATAACAAATGGGCTTGTGTTTCTATCAAGACTGGTAGTCAAGGTGCTAAGAAAGATTTACAGCAACAACTCGAATGGTTAGAAAAATTTGAGTCTATTGTTTTAATGTTCGACTCTGATACTGCGGGAAAAAACGCAGCCCAGGAATGTTCTAAAATCTTTACACCAGGTAAATGTAAGATTGCAACTCTCCCTCTTAAAGATGCTAATGAAATGTTAGTACAAGGTAAATCAAAAGAATTAATTGATGCAATGTGGGGTGCGAAAGCCTACAGACCTGACGGTATAATTTCTGGAGAAGAGATTTTTGATACATTAATTAAAGAAGACACTAACGAAACTGTTCCTTACCCTTTTGAATGTCTTAATACAAAAACAAGAGGAATGAGAACGGGTGAGTTAATAGTTATAACTAGTGGTACTGGACAAGGTAAATCACAGTTATGCAGACATATAGGCCATCACCTTATTAAAAAAGGTGAAAGCGTTGGTTATATTGCACTTGAAGAAAGCATTAAGCGTACTGCTCTGGGCCTTATGTCAATTGATGTTAAAAAACCATTACACTTAGATAGGAAGCTCGTAAACGATGACGCATTTAAAAATAG